CAAAAAACCACGGGCCGACGCCAAGCTCAAGAACCTGCCCCACGCGGACCAGGAAACGCTGTGGTTGCTCATGCACCCCACGGACAAGGACACGCCCGCCTACACGCTGGAGGCCTGCGCGTGTCACATCATGCTGGAGCATGGCTTCGAGCCGTCGCTGTCCTCGCTGTCGGAATGGCGGTCGTGGTTTGCGCTTGCCAGACGGATGGAAGCGGCAGCGCAGCGGGCGAACCAGACGGCCATCGAACTGGCCCGCAATTCGGACCTCACGCCGCAGGACATCGAGCGGGTGGCACAGACGGTGTTCACGGCGGAGACGCTGGAAGCCGGGAATGTGAAGGGCTATGTGGCCCTGGCGAAGCTGCGCTTGGAATTTCAAAAACTGGAGCTGGACCAACAAAAATTCCGCTTGTTGGAAGCCAAGGCGGCGCAGGCCGATGCGGCCAAGGATGTGCTTGGCACCACCATGTCACCCGAGGAGCAAACCCGCCGCCTGCGCGAAATTCTGAAATGACTGACGCCCCGTTAGTGTTATCTCCCAAGGATCTGCTTTACCCAAAGCAGCGGGCGTTCATTGACGACCACGCGCAATACAAGATCGGCGTGACCACGCGCCAGTGGGGCAAGAGCACCGTGACCAGCGGTGAGGCGGTGCATGATTGCCTGGTGGACCCCGGCACCAAGTGGGTGTGCATGTCGGCAGGCGAGCGCCAAAGCATCGAGTGGCTGAGCAAGGCGAAGGAATGGCAGTACGCCTACAAGATGGCGGTGGTGAACATGGCGGAAGACCGGGGCGGCATGGCCGAGGGCTTGTTGCGCAGCACCGAAATCAGTTTCGCCAACGGCAGCAAAATCATTGCTATCCCGTCCAATCCCGCCACCGCACGCGGCTACTCCGCCAACGTCATCCTCGACGAGTTCGCCTATCACGAGGACCCGGCGGCGATTTGGAGCGCGATGTTTCCGTCCACCACCAACAAACTCGCGGGCACCTTCCTCGACCGCTGGCGGGCCTTGGTCAAGGGCGAGGCCACCGACATCCGCCGCAATCTCAAGCTGCGCGTGGTTTCCACCTTCAACGGCCGCAACAACAAGTTTTTCCAATTGTGGGAAAAGGCCGCCGCCAATGGCTACAGCGCCCACAAGGTCTCCATTCACGACGCCATCGCCGACGGCATGCCGCTCGACGCGCAAACCCTCCGCCTCGCCCTGGACGATCCCGACGCCTGGGCGCAGGAATATGAATGCGAGCCGATGGATTCCTCGGCGGTGCTGCTGCCTTACGAACTCATCGCGCTGTGCGAAAGCCCCGAGGCTTCCACCCTCGTCGCCCCGGATTTCTGGTTCAGCGCGGCCCATCCCGGCCCTCTAACCATGGGCATCGACTTTGCCCGCAAGAAAGACCTCTCGGTGGCCTGGACCAATGAGCGCGTCGGCGACGTGGGCCATACCCGCGAACTGCTCGAAATGCGCGCCATGTCCACGCCCGATCAAATCGACCTGCTGCGCCCCCGCATCAAACGCTGCCAGCGGGTGTGCCTCGATTACACCGGCCCCGGCATCGGCATGGGCGATTACCTGGTCAAGGAGTTCGGCGAGTGGGACCCGGCCCGCCACCTCGGCGGCAAGATCGAACTGGTGACCTTCACCCAGAATATCAAGGTGGAACTCTTCACCAAGCTGAGGATGGCGTTTGAGGCCAAGCGCCTGCGCATCCCGGTGGACCGCGCCATCCGCGAAGACCTCCATTCCATGCAACGCGTGACCTCGGCCAATGGCGGCATCACCTACCGCGCCCCCCATACCGACGACGGCCACGCCGACCGCTGCACGGCCCTCGCCTTGTGCCACCGCGCCTCCAGCCAAAACCCCGCCTGGCTCTTCACCCCGCGCCCGGCCGGCCGCCGCAGCCGCAATGTGGAAAGGAGCGTGCAATGAATCCCCCCGCTCTAAATCCTAAATCCGAAATCCTAAACGGAAGAAACATCGCTCCAGGATCGATTCTGACGAGGGCCAGGGCGCTTTCCGCCCGATTGGCCGCCTCTCGCGTCCAAAGAGTTTTGCAACAAGGTTCCGGCGTTTTGCAACGGGGTTGGGTAACTTCAAGCAATCTTAATAAAGTGAGGGTAGCATCATGAGCCAGTTTCCGCAAGACAAATCGCCTTCCAAGGCCGGAGTCGTCCGCCGCCTGGGCCGGATCTTCAACCGGGCCATCGAGGCGGTTTCCTACCGCCTGCATGTTTCGGCAGCCAACCTCTGGCGGGACAACTACAACCCGCTGCGCTCTCTTACCATAGCGCGTGCGGTGCATCTCTTAGAAGACGGCGAGCGCGGCGCGTATGCCGACCTGCAATGGACGTATCGCTATATCGAAATGCAGGACGCCACGCTCGGGGCGCTGGTCGAGCGCCGGACCTCCGCCATCCAGGAAATGGATTGGGACATTAAGGTCACGGCCAAGCTGCCCGCCGGCAAGGAAGCGGTGGCCAAGAAGCAGGCCGCCGCGCTGAGCGCCGCCTACAACAAGATCACCAATCTCTCCGCCGCCATCGAGGCGCTAGCGATGGCGTCCTTCCGTGGCTTCACGCGCTTGGAAAAAGTCACCAACGATGCCGGAGAGATCATCGAACTTGCCGCCGTGGACCAATGGTTCTGGGTGCGCCGGGGTTTGTATGGCGAGTGGCAACTCAACTCCGCCTGCGCCTTCGGGGCCACCACCGGCGAACCGGTGCCCGAGCCGCGCTTCATCTCGCGGGAGGTGAGCCGCCCGATCAACCGCGTGGCGCTGGTGGCCTTCGTGCGCAAATCGCTTTCGCAAAAGGATTGGGACGGCTTCATCGAGGCCTTCGGCATCCCCGCCGTGTTCATCATCATGCCCGACGACGTGCCGGCGGATAAGAGCGACGAGTATTTGGAAATGGCCGACCAGGTGACCAGCGATGCCCGCGGCGTGCTGCCCGGCGGCAGCGATGTGAAAACCGTGGACAACGGCGCACGCGGCGTAAATCCGTTCAAGGACCACATCGCCTATCAAGACGAGCAAGTCGTGCTGCGCGGCACCGGCGGCAAGCTCACCATGCTGGCGGAAAGCGGCAGCGGCACACTGGCCGGCGGAGCGCATACGGATACATTCAAAGCCATTGCCCGCGCCGAGGCGATGGAGATTTCCGAAATCCTGCGCAAGTGCCTGGACGCCGATATTCTGGCCCTCGCCACTCCCGGCGAGCCCGCTTATGCCTACTTCGAGCTGGCGGCCAATGAGGAAATGGACCCGGCGCAAGTGGTCAAGGACCTGGTGCAGTTGGAAAGCGCCGGCCTGGAAACCGACGAGGCATGGATTGCGGAAAAAACCGGCTACCCGGTCAAGCGCCGCATCGTCGCCCCCGCCTCGGTTAGAATGAGCGTGGCGGACTCGCCCGCCATGGATGCCCAGGTGAGAGCGTTGGAAACCGGCACCGCGCCGATCCACAACCGCGCCGACGATTACCGCCGCCTGGTGTCCTCCTCGCTGGCCACCGCGCTGGGCGTGCAAAACACCGCGCTCAAACCCATTTCGGGCCTAATCGACGGTCTTGCAAGTGCCTCGCAAACCCCCGGCATGAGCGATGCGGAGTTCTTGCAATTCGTGGAAAACGCCGCCGCCACCCTGCCCGAACTTTTCGATCCCGCCGCAGCCATGGAACTCTCCAACGAACTGGAAGCCGCCATGGGCACCGCCGTCCTCAACGGCGTGCGCTCATCCATCCATCCAAACCCATAACTCCCATCCTTCCCATCACTCCCATGAACGCAAAAATTCACAACCGCGCCGGTGAACTGCCCGCCGATGGCTGGTATCAGATCGAAGTGACCGGCGAACATCCGGCGGGCGAGGGCCGCACCCAGGTCATTGACCAGGCGGCGATGGAAGCCATCGTCAACCGCTTCCAGCAAGACGCCACCGCGCCCAACTTCGCGGGCTTGCTGGTGGATGCCGATCACCTGTCGCACGATCTGGACAACTCCACCGAGGCTCTCGGCTGGGCGCAGGAACTATCCATCCGCAACGGCCAGTTGTATGCCCGCCTGGAGCTCACTGACGTCGGCGAGTCCGCCATCCGCAACAAGAGATATAAGTTCACGTCCACCGAGTACGACGCGCCGGACATCGAGGACCTCGGCAACGGCCGGGTGCGCCCGCTGCGCCTCGCCGGTCTGGCCCTCACCAACCGCCCGAACAATCGCGGCGCGAAACCTCTATCCAACCGCGCCTGCAAGCCCACCGATTCTCCAATACACAACACCGCCAACTATATGCAAAACATTGCCGCCAAGCTGAATCTACCGCCCGAGGCCGATGAGGCCGCCGTCATCACCGCCATCGAGGCGTTGCTCGCCAAAGTCAAAACCATGGAAGGCAAGGAAGCTTCCACTGAGGCTGACGCCATCATGAACCGCTTCGGCGAACGCATCCCGGCGGACAAACGCGACGACGTGAAAGCCCGCCTCATCGCCAACCGCGCCGACACGGAAGCGATGCTCGAACTGCTGCCCGCCCCGCTGGCCGTCGTCGCCCTCGCCCCCGAGCGCATCTTCAACCGCCACACCGCCGGCACGCCCGACGCCGTGGCCGATGCCAAGAACGACGCGTCCAACGCCCAGCTCGCCTGCGTCACCTCCATCCGCAACCGCGAAAAGTGCAGCTTTGATACCGCCTGGCAAATGGCCAAGGGGGAAAAACCCGAGCTGTTCCGCTGAGCCTATCCACCATCCACAATCCACCATCTACAATCTCCACTAACACAACACCATGATCGCACGTCAACTGCCCGTAATTCCGCTCACCCCCCTCGCCGATCACACCGGCCTGGAGGGCTCCTTCATCCTCGCCACCGGCGGGATTGTCACCTCCGCCACCACCGCCCCCCTGCCGCTTGGCGTCATCCTTGAAGGGTTCACCACCGCGCAGAAAGACTCCGTCGGCCTGCCCAACTTGGGTGCCACCGTCAAGGTCAAGCTCGCGGCCACTCCCGGCACCGTCGTGTTCGGCTCCTATCTGGTGCTCGACGGCACCACGCTCGGCGCCGTCAAGCTCGATCCCGGCTCCGGCGCCCGCGTCCAGGTCGCCCGCGCTCTGGAAGCTGGCACGGCCAACGAACTTATCGAGGCCTACCTAGTAGATCCCGTCATCCTCGCCTAATCCAATCAGCAATCAACAATCAACAATCAGCAACCTAATATATGTCCGCATCCGCCGCAACCATCAGCCGCTATCTGAGCAACTTTGCCAGTGGCCTCTCGCAAGATCGCTCCACCTCGCTCGCGAATTTCATCGCGCCGGTGGTCGCCACCGGACTGGCCCACGGCCAGTTTAAAAAGTACAGCTCGAAGAACGACTTCCAGATCCTCGACACGGCCCGCGCCGTGGGGGGCTCGCGCAAGCGCATCGAGTTCAGCGCCGCCGATCCGTTCTTCAACTGCGTGCCGCAGGGGCTGGAAACCACCATCGACGACTACGAGCGCCAGCTCGCCGGGGAGACGGGCATCGGCATGCTCCAGGAAGCCCGCGTGCGCAACCTGGTCAACGCCGCCATTCTCTCGCACGAGAAAAAGGTGTTCGACATCGTCAAGGCCGCCAAGGCCGCCACCGGCTCCGTCGGCGTGTGGAGCGTGGCGACCAATGACCCGGTCGCGGAACTCGACGCGCAGATTGAGGCCATCGCCACCGCCACCGGCCGCATGCCCAACCGCATCGTCTTCGGTCTGGGTGCCTGGCGCATCTTCCGCAACCACACGCTGGTGATTAAGCGCCAGCCCGGCGCGGATCTCGTAGGCATCACCAATGAGCAGGCGGCCCGCATGACCATCAACCCGCAAATCGAGGTGCGCGTGGGCATCCTCTCCAGCGACACCACCAAGTTCGGCGCGGCCAAAAACGCGGTGAACATCGTCGGCGGCGAAGTGTTCCTGTTCTTCGCATCCGATGCGCCGGACCAAATGGACGCGTCCTTCGCCAAGACCTTTGCCACCAAGCCGGGCATGATCGACGCGGTGCGCGAGTACCGCGAAGAACGCGCCGCCTCCGACGTGTTCTTCGTCGATTGGAGCGAAGACGTCCAGGTGACCGCCGCCGAGTGCGGTGCCCGCATCACCCTGAGCTAAGCTCTCGCCTCCCGAGAGGTCGGACTTGTCTGGCAAGTCTGACTCGTCCGACCTCTTTCCTTCATCCTTCATCCTTCATCCTTCAACCTTTCCACCATGCTCCCCGCCTGGCTTGCCCTCACCGCCACCGACCTGCTGTCATCCATGACCACGCGGGAGCGGGAGGACTTTGGCAAAACCTCGGTGGGCCTGGTCGTGACCGACCGCGTGCTGCCCATCCTCGCCGATCTGGTCGCGGAGATTCGCGGGTACATCGGATCCCATCCCGGCAATTCGCTCAGCGCGGATGCCGCCCTCATTCCCGGTGAGTTCAAGGCCAAGGCCCTGGCCATCGCCCGCTGGCGCGTGCTGGTGACCATTCCCGGCTACCAGCCCGGCGACGCCCGCAAGCTCGAATACGAAAAGGCCGACACGTTCTTCAACAACGTCGCCAAGGGCACCATCTCCCCGCGCCCGGCACCGGACGCCGTGGAGTCCCAAGTCCACCAGGGCCGCCTCGTCGCCTCCCCCCAGATTCGCGCCCGCTCCCGCCGCTATAGCCGCGACCAGCAAGACGGTATCTAATTTAGAGCTTCCCCCCATGGTCTCCTTCACTACTTCCGCCCCGCTTCAGCACGCCGTCGCCCAGATTTCCGGGCGCACGCCGCTGGGCAGTGTGCTGAAGAGCGCGGAGTGGGAACTGGTGCCGGCGGAACTGCGGATGCGGGCGATGTTTTCCGCGCAGGTGCAAAACGAACGCATTCTTGCCGAGGCGCAACAACGCATCCAACAACGCATCAAGCTGGAACGCTCGACCCTCGCCGATGGCACGGAAGGCGCGCTGATGAACCGGGGCCGCTTCATCGAGGAAATGCGCCAGATCCTCAGCGAGGAAGGCTACAAGCGCGGCGAGGCCAAGGCGGGCAGTCTGATGGACCTGAAAAGCACGCGCCGCCTCGGCTTGATCTGGGACATGAACCTGGCCCAGGCCCAAGGCTACGCCCGCTGGAAAACCGACCAGTCCGCCACCGGTCTGGAAATGGAGCCGTGCTACGAACTCATCCGCGTGGCCAGCCGCAAGGAGCCCCGCGATTGGCCAATGGTCTGGCTGGAACACGGCGGCAAATTCCACGGCGCGGCCGGGCCGGATTACCCGCTGGCCATGGGCCGCATGATTGCGCTGAAAACCGATCCAATCTGGCGCTATATTTCGCGCTTCAATTCCCCCTGGCCTCCCTTCGATTGGGATAGCGGCATGGGCCTCACCGGCATCGACCGCGACGAGGCGGAAGACCTCGGCGTCATCGGACCGGATGACGTGCTCTCGCCCCTCCACCGCCCGTTCAACGACGGCTATTCGATGGCGCTCACCGGCATCCCGGATTCCGGCCTGGAACGCCTGCGCTCCCAGTTCGGCGATTCCATCCTCATTGACGGAGACGCCATTTCAATCCATACTCCCACCACCCCCCTAAGCGATGCAATCCAAAGTGCCAGCCCCGAGCCCAGTATCAGCGCACGCGCCCGCGCCATCGCCGACGCGGGAAGAGATCAAATCCTGGGGCTTGGATCCGGCAACGATGCTGCCCCTTGGCCACGCGGCTTTGATACCAGCACCACAACCCCGGAAGTCCTCGCCAGCACCAGCGCCGTCGCGGTCGGTCGGAAGTTGCTTTATCACGAACTCTGGCATGGTTCTGCGGAATCCGCCGACGCCTTCTCCGGCCTGATCCGCTCGTTCCTGCCCGATGAGGTGGCAGTGATGGTGCAAGACAACCACATCCACGCCTGGCGGCCGGATCTGCTCACCCTCACGCCGGAGGCTATCCAGGCGCTCAGCGTGGCCAACGAAAACGGCGTGCTGCTTGGCTACGGCCAAAACATGGGAGTAAGCCCCTACGTTACGGTCATTATAAAGGATGCCGAGGGCCATGTTATCGGCGGCTTCCAGGCCCCGGCCGCCACCGCCAAGGTCTATGCCGCGTCCCGCGCCAAGGATTTTTCCGACGCCATGGGCCAACCCGTGCGCGTGCTCATCAATGGCAAGGAGGTGGCACTGTGATTTCCGTCTCCGTCACCTCCAACACCTCCGAAACCCTCGCCTTCCTCGTCGAGGTCAAGGGCTCGCTGGTCAACCGCAGCGCACTCAATGAGGCTCTCGGCAAGCGCCTTGCACTGGAGTTGCAAACCTACTTCCGCTCCCGCAGTTCCGAACCGAACAAGATGGCCGCGCCCTCGCTGGGTTTCTGGAACAAGGTGGCTGCCGACACCCAGCTCAACGAGGTGAGCGATACCGGGGCCACGGTGGCCATTGCCAGCCCGGAGTTCCGCCCGCGCCTCTTCGGGGCGGTCATCAAGCCCACCGGCGGGCGCAAGTTCCTGACCATCCCGCTGGTGGCGGCAGCCTACGGCAAGCGGGCGCAGGAGTACGAGCTCGCCAGCGGCCACAAGTTGTTCCGCCTCGGCAACAGCCGCGTGCTGGCCGAGCGGGTTGACAGCGGCGGCACCGAGGCCGGCGGCCAGGTGACCCTGCGCCGCAGCCGCTCCAACATCGTCGGCCAGGGCTATCAGAAAATCAACATCCGGGAAAAGTCGCAGATTCGCGCGGTGTTCGCGCTGTGCCCGAGTGTAACCATCCCCAAAGACCCGCGCGCCCTGCCCGCCTCCGATTTCCTCCTCACCGCCCTCAGCGATACCGCCGACCAGTGGGCCGCCCGCCAAAACCGAAAGGCCCCCGCCGCATGAGCAAGCTCTACGACCTGCGCGCCGAGCTGGCCGCCTCCATCATCGCCGCCAATATCGGCTTCACGGCGGAAAACATCATCCTCAAGCGCCAGACGGACTTGTGGAATGACGTGGCCACCGTGCTGGCCGTCGATGCGCTCGGCCTGGTGCTGCACATCGGCATCGCCGAGGGCGCGGCCTCCGAACCCGACAGCCTGGAACTGGACCTCACGATCCCGCTCACCATCTTGTGCCTGCCCCAGGTGGCGGCGGACGCCACGCCGGAGGAAGACGTCTGGCAGGCGCTGGTCCAACACGTCCACGACCTGCGCCTGTCCGCCACCGAGCCCTACGCCTGGCGCTTCCGCTTCAAATCGTTTTCAGACATCGAAATCCAGGCCGACCACGGCACCGGCTACCTCGGGCGGCAAAGCGTCTTCACCAAACATCTATCTCTATGAAGATACAAGACGGCAAGACGCAAGACCCAAGACAAGAGAAGAGCGCAAGCGCCTTTTCCTCTGCTCTTGTCTTGCGTCTTGCGTCTTGAAGTCTTGCGTCTCCATCTCCCCAACCCCCAATAACAAAACAACATGTCCGCATTAACACTAGTCCGCCGCGAGCTAAAAAACGCCCGCCTTTATTTCGTCCCCGCCGGGGGTACCGTTGACTCCATCGTGGTGGCCAACGCCCTGTGGCCGGATAACAACCCGACCACCAACTACACCGACTGCGAGTTCGTCAACATCGAGGACGTCAAAGAATCGTCCACGGTGAAAAAAGAGACGTTCACGGTGCCGGACGTGGCGGGCGGCTACCGCGACGAGGATGAGGAAATGGTCACGCAGCGGATGTGGAAGGCCACCACCCACACGACCAACGCGCTGCTCAAGCAGCTCCAAAACGGCCTGGCCACCCTCCCGGTGGTGGGCACCGCGCA